TCAAGAGCAACTTTATCGAATTGTTTACCCAACTTATCCAATTCACTCATGTTTCTCTTAACAGTATGTTTATCGAACCAATCACCTGCTTCTCTAATAGCAAGTGTTCTTGCAGCCTCAGTAATTCCACCAAGAGTTTCTGCTACTTGAGTAATATCTGATTTTCTATCCATTGATTCTTGATACTTGTTGTAAGTAGAAACAATTTCAAGAAAATGTCTTTTAACCTCATTAGATAGAGGTCTTTCTTCGTTTTCTTTTAATAGTTGGGTTAGTTTCATTGTTCTCTCCTTAGTATAGTTTTTTCAGTTGTTTATCACCATATGTATCAACTACATACCATTTTTTATCTTTTTTGTTGTAAAGATATATAAATTCAGCTCCACCTGCTCTTTTAACATCTTTAATATATTTTTCTATATCTTTACTATCACCCTTTGCATAAAATCCACCAGATTTTCCATAGTATCTATCTACTTCTTTTCCTTTGTAGATTCCACTTGCACCACCTTTAGAAATATAATCCTTTACATCTTTATCAGATTTAAAGTGATACTTGATTGCAGGTTTCATATTTTCAGGATATCCATCGTAGTGGGTATATACCGAATTAATCTTTCCATTTGGTTCGATTACCCCAACATGAGAATGAGTTCCTTCGTTGATTATAGTTTCTTTAACAAGATTTGAAATACTAATTCTACCTTCCTTCTTCATATATTCTTTTTTATCAAAGATAGATTCAATTTTATCAGCAAACTCACTCATACCATTATCTCTTAGTTGTTTGGTTAAAGTTCCTACTGATTTAACTCCATCCCATTCTGCTGCATCTGAAGTTTTTCTTCCTAATGCCGATGAATAATCATCTCTTTCACTATATGTAGAAGCATATTTTTTTCTGATTACATCCATTTTCTTAGCATAATCAGGGTCATCAAGCTTTGGATAATCTGGTCTTTTTGCAAGTTCTGGTTTATCTTCTAATACTGCAATTAACTCTCTTGCTTCGGTATGAAAGTTTGAATTAGTTAATGCCGAATAAACAGCTCTACCCATTGCAACCTTATAATCTTCTTCACCCATTTTTTCAGGAGTGATACCATATTTTTTAGAAATCTTATCAGCAACTTTTTCAGCCTGAGGGTCTGACTCTAATTTAGGTTTAGATGGTTCTGACTTTGGTTCTGATTTAGGTTTTGATTTATCTTTGTTGAATATGTTTACTTTAGGTGTATCTTTTTTGGTAGGGTCTTTAACACCACCATCCTTATCATCTTTTCTTTTTTCGTGAGTTCCTGCTTTAATTGCAGCATCTCTTGAAGCTTTAGATTTGAATACAGAAGTTGTACCAGTTTCTTTACTTGTAGCAGTAAATACTTCTGCTTCAGTAATTGGTTTTAAATCGATAAGACCACCTAATTTAATCATAATTCCTTTGTCTCCGTTTTATGTGTATAAAGGTCAAGTTTACCATCTTCGGTAATCTTAACTTCATAATTTGTTTTTCTTATATCGTTATGTCCACCTTTGAATGGAGTTTCTCCAACTTCTCTGGTAACTTTACCTAACTTAAATTTATTTTTGGACATAAAGTCCTGTACATTAAATCCCATAACCTTAATTTAATTCTGTTATAATTTCTCTCATCATATCTTGTGCCTTACACCATTCATTACAAACTACTGCTTGTTCTTGAATTTGTTTGTTCACAGATTCGTTCATAGGAACCATAAATGCTCCATGAGTAGATGGGTTAGATACAAAATCCCAACCGATTAACTCAAAATCTTCACCTACTTGAACTTTACCACCTGATAAAGGTTCTACTGAACCCAGACCTCTTGATGAAATACCTAATAGAATACCTGCTTGTAGAAGTTCTTTTAAGATGTTACCACTTGGGGTTGGTAAAATCTCAACCGTTCCTACTAAATCATCACCATCCCAATGAATTTCTCTTACATTGTGAGATACATTCTTTAGGTTAATTACAGAAGAATCAGGATGGTCTAATTCACCTAATGCTCTTCTTTCTTTGATAAGAGTTTCGTATTTCTTTGCTTCTCTCATAAGGATAGGTTTAGGATATATTCTACCATTCTGATTTTCTGCACCAGCTCTTTGTAGAATACCCTTAACGATAGTTCTTCCACTATCATCTTCGTTTACCTTACCTTCGAATAATCTTGTTTCTATTAGTAAATTGTTCATTATGCTCCCCAAGTTTTTCTTTTCTTAAACAAATCAAAAAAGATTGCTGATACTTCTTGTCTGATAATTTTTCGGATTAAATCCCTATCAGATTCATTGAGTTCTTCGTTTAATTTTCCTTTTTTAAAATTAACGATTTCCTCATTGATAATATCATACAACTCTCTCTTAGTCATTGTTACGACTTTCTTTTTAACATTTTATGTACTTCTTTGATTCTATCAATAGCATGTTCTAAATGGTCCATAGCTTCAAGTACACCATCTTCTTGTAACATTTCAAGTGCTTCCTCGAAATCAATTTTTACTGCACCTGCAAGGTTTTTAAGTGTTTTTTCAAGATTTCTAAATTTTCCTTCATTGATATGAGATGAATCAGATGCATCTTTAGATGGTTTCTTGTTATCACCTTTACCAATTTCAGATGAATTTGGATTTACTTCATCGATTTCTTGTGAACCAAAAGTAGGTCCTTCTGCACCTCTACCAAATCTTTCATTCTTACTTCCTCTACCTTTCCAAGTTTTTTGGATTTTGTTAAAGAATGCCTTTTTCTCATCATCAGACATTGAAGGAATAGATTTACCAGCTTTTTCTAATGCTTTTTTGAAAAACTTTTGGTATTCAGATTCTTCTAATAAAGTTTCTCTGACTATATTTTTAAGTTGTTCTCTTGTTATTTTCATTTCTCAATCTCCTGTATAGTTTTAGCGATTTTGATTAGTTTCTCTTTTATAGTATAAATATGTCTATTTGTTCTTTTCCAATACTTATCAGAATCTAACTCATTAATCGTTTTAATCTTGTTATACCAATTGAAAAACTTCTCAACTTCTCTTAATTGATATTTTAATTCCTTTAGACCCATTGCCATCTTCTTATGAGGATGCATTGATTCATCGTTTTTTAATTCTAACCAACGATTAACTGGTTTTTTTGCTTTAGCTTCGTTGATATTATCAATATCATCACCCACAACTGAATAACCAAGTGCAGTTGCTATCTTCTTTTTTCTTTTTTTGTCTTTTTTACCTTTATCGGAGAATGCGTGAGGAGTTTGGTAACCAGCTACATTACCTGTTGTAGTGGCTTCTTCTAATTCTTGTTCTACTTCATCAAGAATTTCATCTAAGATTTCTTTAAGACTTTTTTCCATTGACATTTTTAATCTCCTTAATCAATTCATAAGACATCATCAAAGCTGAAACTTGTTCATCGGTAATCTTTTTACCAATTTTTTGTTTTTTCAAAACATTTATAGTTTCTCTCAACTTGATTTTTGTAATCTTATCTTTCATTCCTTTATACATTTCGTGTAAAGAAGTGATAGTTTTGATTAATTCTTTTTCAAAATACTCGTTGAACTTTGAAGTGTTGTTTACATTATTAATATACTCTCTTAATAAACCCTTCTGGTCATCATTTAAGTTTGTATATTTTTTATTAAAAGTTTCAACAAGAATTTTATATGTCAATAATCTTAAATCCTTTTCTTGTTTTCTGTATTCTTCTACTAACTTATCTTCTTTCTCTTTTAATGTAGGGGAATTAGATGAGATATGTTCTACAAGAGTAAGTTTTGAGTCGAATACATCTTTTACATCAAGGATATCATTTTTTTTACCTTCAAACAACTTATGGATTGAAGCTAAAATTTTATAGTTTGTTACTGGGGAAGATAAGAAATCTTTAATTTCAAAGTTTTCCTTGATAGATTTTACAAGATTATATTTTTCTCGTTGAAGTGATTTATAATCTATTTTTGTATGTGCTTCTAATATAGCATCGATAAACTTTTCAGCTTTTGCCTCAGAGTTATATTTTTCGTTTATTAGTAGGTTGAATAATCTAAGTTCCTTAGACATTTCAGTACCTTTACCATAGAATTCTCTTATGATACCCTTAGCTTTTTCTTCACTCCCATTAATTATTTCAAGAGTTACTTGCCTTGTGAGTAATTCAAAAAGAAAACCAGTGTTTTTGAATTTTGAATGTTTAATTTTTCTCATCTTTATTTTTTTCCTATTATGATATAGTAAATTTTCCCTAATATAAATATAGATTTATATAAGTTTAATTAATTTTCTGTATCTTTGAGGATATTATCCTCATCTAACATATCTTTAATTTCGTGTAAATACTTTCTTTTTGATGCGATTCCACTAATATATTTTATAGCTTTTTCTTCAGAAGTTGTGTTCTTTCTTGCATCTTTTCTTTCCTTGTTTCCAAGTGGGTCTCTACCATATGGATGTTTATCTTTTCCATAAGTTCCACCTTCTCTTGGTCTACCACCTTTATCTTTGATTTCTTGTTTCAATGCTTCTAATGATTCTTCAATATCATCTGGTTCTTCATCTTCCATTGCAGGGTCATTACCCTCATCCTCAATAGACCTGAATCTAAATCTATCTTTTAAATCATCTAACATTTTTACTCTTTGTTCATCTTGTTCATTATTAGATAGTTTAAATATATTTTCATATACCCAATCTTTAGATAACATATTTAATCCTTGAATATCTTGAGCTAATCTAATTTTTTCACTCCACAAATTTACTTTTTCTTGTTCATAAATAAACGAAGGATTTACCAAAGATAATTCAAAGTTTACCATTTCAGAATCAGTTATACCTTGAGAATATAAATGAACGATTGCAATTTTAGTTAATTCGGAAATTACAGTTCTTTGGATTCTTTCGATTGTTCTTGCAAATCTAACATCCTCAGCAGCAAGTGTTGCTTTACCTGCAACATTTTCTTCATATCCTAAATAAGCTTTTGGAATTTTAAGAGCTGCAAATAATTTGTTTTTTAAGTAATCAATATCTTCAATAGTAGCATATTCTAAACCTGCTAAGTTTTCAATATTTGTTCCACTATCACCACCTCTAACTGGTAAGTAGAAATCTTCAGTTAGGTTTTGCATATTGTACTTTAAGTTGTAATCACCAGTATTTCTATCAACGAAAGGAACTTTCTTCATTTTATTAATGATTCTCTGCATATAGTTATCAACCTCTGTTGGAGGGATATTTCCTATGTCCACTTTGAATACTCTTTTTTCTGGTGCTCTCATGATTCTATGAATTAACATAGCATCTTCCATTAGAGATAACTGTTTCCACAATCTTCTACCATTCTCAATCATGGATTTACCATAAGGCAACCAGTTTGTATCCGCTAACAATCTAAAGTGAGCGATTTCAAAGTTTTCATATTGTTCTTTACCATTCGGGTCCTCAGTAATTTTGAACTTTACTGAATTTGGATTTGAAGGGTCAGTTCTTTCTAATCTTTCTGTATTGTAAACAGAGTGAGGAGTAACATTGACAATACCTTTACCTTCAGCTATTTCTAAACCTAAGAAAAAATCTCCATACTTACACATATTTCTTACCCATGGCCATAAGTTGAACTCGATGTTAAGAATATCGTAAAATAAGTTTCTTAAAACTTCTCTGATTTTTTCATTACTTGATGTAATATTTAATGTATCACCAAATTCATTCTTTAGTGTTGATTCATCTGCGTATATATCTAATGCTGATGCTAATATTGGGTCGTTATCCATCGCATCATAATCTCTGAATACCTCTCTACGAACTTGTTGGTATGCCATTGATTGTGCACCACCTGCTTGTTCGAAGAAAGATTTCTGAATCTTAGTGTATCTATCTCTTAGAGATGATAGATTCGTTTGTTGTCTTTCATCGGTATCAACAACTTTCCTTTGGCCTTTTTTATCGATGGTAACCACCGCTTGGGCTCTGAATAGTTTCGTTAATCTACCAAAAAATGAAGTATCTGCCATTTTATTCCTAATTTAAATTATAACCTTTATTTGTTTGTTTTTACCATGCTCTACATGACCAGTATCTTGCTTTGTGTCTTGGACCAGGATTATCACAGTTGTGTCTTGCTCTAAAAGATTTTCTCCTTTCAGGATTATTCTTTTTGATTGACATTGTTTTCTCTCCACCTTTTCCTTTGTGACCAAAATTTACTTTTACTACATTACCTTGGGGATTTTTAACATATACTTTGAACTTTTTGACATCACCTTGCATTGGTTTACCAAGTTTTACTTTTCTTCCTTGGTATTCTGCTTCGTTGATATCTTCTTTGTACGATTTCATGAATTCTACGAATTCTTTGATATCGTGATAATTTTCTACAAAGTATTCGTTACAATAATTTTCGTTTTCATTAAGTAAGTTTTTCATTGAAATCATAATATTTTTCTCCTTATACTATAAATATATAATTATTTAATTAACCAAGTTAAATCCTCATCTCTATCACCAACTCTCTGTGTCCAAGGATTATCTTCTAACTGAGTATTACCTCCGAATCCCATACCTACAATATCTAATTGATGTGCCCCAATACCACCCAATGCTTGTTTAGTAAGGTCAATTCCTTCTTGTCTTAATCTTAATGCGGTATCTCTCACCCAAAGACCAATTGCGAATGACATTGTAAGGTCATCGTTATATCCTTGCATTGCTTCTGCTCTATTTCCTTTCCATATAAAAGTAAATAATTCATCAATTAATCTTGATGAACGAACTGTTACTGATTTGTCTCTGAAATAATCATCTAACTTAGATATAATTAAAGGTCGTGTTTTAGATGTAGTACTAAATCCTGCAACCATCCCTCGTTCTTCAGCACGATATCTATTTGATAGTTGATGTTCTACATCTACATATTTTAAATCTTTACTCATATAGAATAAGTTTTGATATCCTCTATCGATAATTTGTTGAATTACTGCCCAACCTATGTTTGCGTTCTCAACTACGAGTAATGCATTGTTGTAATCAGTTGCAAGTGATACAAGAAAGTTTCCAAAATCCTTTGTATCTAATTTACCTCTATATTCTGCAACTTGAGTTGCTTCTTCAATATCAATAACATGACAAGCCGAATAATCGGATGAATCACCACGAGCAACATCGGCAACTACCATATAACCTTTGTTATAATTTGGATATTCCCATTTCCAAAGGTTTCCATCAAATCCTGTTTTCTCCATTGGTTCTTGAATATAAGTTTCTTTATAGAACATAAGAAGTTGTGGGTCAATTACAGTATCACCAGAAGAAACGAAGTCACAATCACATTCTTGTGCTGCACCTTTTGGTCCTAATAGTATCTCTTGTTCATCTCTCCAACTTTGGTCTCTTTCAGGATGAACTGTCCAATGTAATCTAATAGGATTAAATCCATTTGTTTCTTCTTCTGCCCCTACCCAAGTTTTGTGAAAGAAATTTCCGACACCATTCGGTGTTGAAAGGATAATTGCATTACCACCTGTTGAAAGGGTAGATTGTGCTGATATCCAAATATCTTCAATCTTATCAATGAACGCTGCCTCATCAAATACTAATAAGGATAATGCTTCAGAACGACCAGCATCACCAGCTGCTGATGTTGCTTTGATTTGTGAACCATTGGAGTATCTCAAAGATAGTTTGTTATCTTCTACTGTTGTTTGTTTCAACCAACTTGGTAAATATTGATTCATTACTCGAACCTTTGTTACCAAGTTTTTTGCAACTTCTTGTTTAGTTGCAATAACTAATACATTAAAATCTTGATTGAACAACATTTTCCATAAAGCAAATCCTGCAGTTAGGGTTGAAATACCTGTCTGTCTTGATTTTAGGATAATATTGTATCTATGTTCAGCAAATTGTTCTAATGTTCTTTCTTGAAACTGATATAAGTGAAATGGTATTTTGCCTCGGACAGGATGTTGTATCATACAATACTTCTTCATGAAGTGTATTGGGTCTTGAGCACATTTTTGATACTCAAGTTTGATTATTTCCTTTAATGAAGCTTTAGCCATTTATTTTTTACCTATTTTCCAATATAGTGATGTTCCAACGAATGGTTTGTATTCACCAAGTTGATTTGACATACCTATATTTAATCCATAGATGTTCATTTTCTTAGTTTTTAACAATCCATTAACACTAAAACTACCAAAACCATTTACTTGGTCAACACCAAGTCCTAATCCATAGTAGAATTCATTTTTAGGTAACTCTTTTACAATTGTAGTATTATAAACAGTTGGTATTTTGAAAAACCAATCGATTTCTCTTGATTCGATTCTATTTTGTGAAATAACATCAGTAAGAATACCATATCCTAAATCTCCACTTGGTTTGTTACCCAAAGAATCAGTAACTACCTCTGGAAAATCATATGCAAGGTTTAATGTATCTTTTACTGTTATTTTTGAAAAATAATCTTTGATAATTGCAAGTGAATCCACATCTACTGGTATCTCCACTTCTTTAATTACTTCTTTAGTAATGTATTTAGGAACATATTTTGTTACTTTTACTTCCTTCTCTACAAATACTGTATCTGTTTTTTGTTCTATTAATTCAAAATCTTCTCCATCGATGTTAACAATCTCTTTATCACCATAATCAGTTCCACATCCTCTCATTAAGAAGATAACACCGACTAATAGTAGGATTAATAATTCTTTCCATCTTTTGATTAGTAGATTAAATATAATGCTCATAATTTTTTTCCTTTATTTTGTTAAAGGCCTCTTGCCTTCTTTCTTCAAGTTCTTTGATTTCATTTTCTCCATAATCTATCAACTCTTGAATTTCTGCTTTTACCTCATCTATTGGTTTTGGTAACTTCCAAGTTTCTGTAATCTCACCTTGGTCATTAATCATTTCATATTCTTCTTTCAAATCTGAAATAGATTCACGATATTGTTCTAATTTGTTTTTTCCAAACAATATCATTTTTGTCCACACTTTATAATTCTGATATTCTTCCCATAAACCAGCAGTTCTTATATTATGTTCTCTATCTGCAGTACAATTAATACAAAAACCATTAGATTCTATAAACTTTTTATCTTTAGATGTAATTTTTTTTGTTTTACATTCAGGATTCTTACATTTAGATTTTTCAGCAAGATATTTTCTAATTTCTTGAAAGGTTTCCGAGTTTTTAGTAGTTTTTAAAGTGTAACCTTCTTTCTTTTCGTATCTATGATGTTCATCTTCCCAAACATCACCTACTTTTCTTTCTTCTTTCTTTGCTTCGTATCCAATAGTGGTGTTTTTATCATATTTACCAGTATGAATCATATCTACCAACTTTCTACGAGTTGGATGCATGTATTTTTTGCTAAATTCTTTACCCATTGTTATATATTAGGTTATAATTTATATATAAATATATCAAATTAAAGAAACCGTAATTTTTAGAAGAAAATACCGAGTATTTGATTTACTGATGCAAATGTACCTGTAAGTTTAAAGGTGTTTCCTTTATATAAAAATACAATACCTTCATTTGGTACAATCTTTTTAGCACCACCGATTGAGTTCAATCGTTCAAGTTCTAATTTTAGTTTTTCTATCTTTTTTGGGTCACCTGATTTCTTAACATCTTTGATTGTTTTATCAATTCTCTTTTTCATATTACGAACTGCTGCATCAGGGTTGACTGTAAGTGCTGATGAAGTAAATTCTAACACCTCTGCACCAAGACCAAGGAAAATCTGTTCAAACTTCATTAGATTTTGTTTTGAAATCTTCTTTTGGTCATCCTTATCTGTTTTTTGTGCCCATTGAAGTACTTTTTCATCTTTGATATTGTTTTTATCTAATCTAAACTTCTTATCCATGAACGCCCATCTCTTAACTAACCCCATTTTGGTTTTGTTATCAAGTGATGATGGTGAATTTTTATCAACCCATTGTTCCCACCATGCTTGGTGGTAATCAGCAACACCATCTGTATCTTTTAAACCAAATTCTTTTTGTAATTTAGAGATTTGTGATG